CCTTAGAAGCACCAGTTGCAACAACTGCACTAAGAAGGGTAACGGGAGTAGTTAAAGATGCCATTATTTACCTCTTCCAGATTTCTTCATCATATTCGTAGCAGTACGACCGCCACGAGTAGGTAGACCTCTACCAACCGCAACCATAATGGTTACAGGCATACCCTTTTTCTTGCCGTACTCTTTGGCTTCTTTCTTGCCCTCTGAAGAGTAGGGAAACTTCTTTTTTCCAACCATAGGCATAATATGCTCCTTATTTCCAAAGTCGATCAGCAACAAAAGTGATGATGCCACCAATAAAGGAGGCTATCGCCATTCCTACAAACATACCGCCTTTAGACTTGTTAGCCATCTCTAAAAGCAGTTTAATATCTTGTCGAAGTCCATGAACTTCTAGCTGTAAAGCCTCAACTTGGGCTTCCAACTTACCGAACTCTCTTGGGTCAATATCAGACATTTTCGACTTTCTTAGGTCGCCCAGCCTTCTTAACAGGAGGGGCTTGAACAACAGGTTTAGTTTCGACCTCTTCTTGGTCTACTCTAACATAGCCCTGATGACCTTTCATTGTGTCAATATCATGCTGATATGTGAAGGTAACTGTGTTACCGCTTTGTAAGCATCGAAAGGTTGCCATAAGAACTCCGTGAAAAAGGGGGTTATTAGCCCCCTTGGATTAGACTACTGCACGAGCAACAATAAGTTGCAATGTAGTAGATGCTAAGTCTACAGAACTGCCTGTAGGGTTGTACGTCACGATAGTAACTGTATTAGCGGCTGAAACATAGGCTCTACGAACCAAACCTGCCTCAGAAACGCCAATTGCCATACCAAGAACCATATCACCCAAAGCAACACCTGGCACTGTCACTGTATCTGTAGCGGTAGAAACAGTAGATACTGAAGCGCTATCAAGAGTACAAGTAACATCCCAAGTGTCTGTAAATAGACCACGGAACTGGTCATTGCCCCTACGGGAAACGACTGCGGTTGCTGCTGCCATAATAAATTCTCCTTAATGTAAAAAACCCCCCCACCCGAAGGCGAGGGGAAAGGTTGTAATCAAGAAGGAACAACCAAGGCAAACATGGAAGAAGAAGTAGCCGCACCAGTAGTAGCGGCTTTCCTCAAGGCGGCAACACCATACAAAGTGTCAGAAGTAAACAAAGTAGCTAAATACTCTTGCTTGTACTGAACTTGTGAACGGATACCAACTTGCTCAACCAGAACCATAGAGTCCTTGTGACCCATCAAGCAGACACGAGCAATAGCAGAACCACTTGTTGGGAAAGCGGCTGTTGCAGATGCAGAGTCAGCGTTGCTAGATGTGAACACGGGGATACCATAAAGGTTGCCGATCTCACCATTGCGGATAGCGTTGCCATCACCCACAAAAGCCTGCTCAGTGTAACGGGCAAGACCCATCAACGTATTACGGCTTGAAGGAGGAATGATGAAGAAGCGACCATCCATAGGAGTGTCGTTATCGTCCAAACGCTGAATAGTACGACGAATAGCCGCATCAGTCAGAGCAGAGGCGTTACCAGTGTTGGTGTTAGCAGTGTAGTCGAAGGTTGTTGTACCATCACCACCAACAAAACCAGCATCATAACGAGCGCTACCAGCAGTACCACCATTGGCAGAACGACCCAACTGAATCAAGTCTGTATCGACTTGTTTAGCCAAGGCATAACCCGCATCAGAGGTGTAGAAGTTACGCATAGAGTTCAAGGCTTGAACTTCTGCAATATCCTCAATCAAGCGGCTATATTCATAGTGCTTGTTGATAGATACCTGAACTTCAGATGCTGTGTCAACAATTAAGGTAACTGCATCAGTTGCTGTTTTAGCAGAAGCTGAACCACGACCAGGGGCGGGAATGTGAACTACGTCACCCTTCTTGCCCTTGAAGTTCATCTTCATAACCAAGTTCGCTAGAACAAGGTTCTTTTTGTAACTGGCAACAATTTCATCACTCCAAATTTCAGGAATGAACGTTGCTGCGGTTGTTACTGTGGTTGCATTGTTAGGTGCGAATGCTGTATTAGCCATGTTTAAATCTCCAATAAATTAAGTTTACTTAACCCGACCTTCTTGGTACGCCTGCATGATTTCATCAGAAAGCGCCTCATAGCGGTTAGGGTCTTGCATTTTCAGCCGAATAAGGTCAGCCCTACGATAAACTCGTTTTGATGACTCTCCAGAACCACCTACATCTACTCCAACTGCTTTCAAATTCTGCTTTCGAGTGGCTTCTCCAGCGTCACTCGTTTGCTTCTGTTTGACAGAGCGAAGTTCTTTGTAAGTCGATAACAGTTCATTGGCAGAATCATAATCGAAATCAGCATCAGCTTTCTTGAACAAATCAATGCGAACAGGGCTAGATTTGACCCAATTTGCAAAGTCCTCATTTTTAGCAATATCGCCAAAATCAGGGTGTTCTTGCGCTAACTTCTGCTGAATTTGCGCCCTTTTCATCTCTAAAGTGGCTTGTCTAGCCGCAATGATGTCAGGGTGACTATCAACTGTCCTTTGAACTGCCTTCTGTGGATTCTCAAAGAAGTCTACTTCAGGCTCTTCTACTCTAGTCTGTTGTTGTCTAGAACTAAGGTTCTGTTTAATGAGTTCATCAGCTAACTTTCTGACTTCGCCTACTTCTTGTGCTTGCTTACCAATGAGCTTTTCAGCCTCTTGGTGCATCCTCACAATCTCATCTAAACTTTTGTGCCTGTATTTATCAGGAAGTTCAGACTTGTCTTCAGCTTTTTGTGAAGTCTTCTGTTCAACAATGTCAAACTCACTTAACTCTTCTTTTTCGTTGTCAATCAACATACGTTTCCTTTTTCCTGCCGTTATCGGTTATAGGAGATTCAACTCGGCATAATTGCTTATGAGTTGAGTTTCTGCTCAGATTTCAACTTGTCGGTATGACTCTTTCCAAATTTGGCATAAGCCGATGGAAAAGAACCAGACCATCCTTCAAGTCTAAAAGCTGGCGCAGAGAGTGAACGTGTAGCCAAAGCCCCACACTCACACTTCAAGTTCGTTGCCTCATAAACAACAAACTTTTCTGTCTTGTGTCCGTTTTCACAGACGTAATCATAAAATCTCTTCATAAGCCCTCTCGCTGATCTGTTTAAGATTTTTCAGCCAAGTTAGGATAGAAAGTTCACCTTTTTTGAATTGTAGGTCTTTCTCATCAGAAACTACAGAGATATTATTCAAAGATACTATTATTTTGTCAATATCTTCTACTAAATCTTTCCACCCTTGGGTAGACATCATTTCAAAGCGTGACTCATAGTAGTCCTGAAGTTCTTTGTTCATGCGTCTTCAGCACCTTCAAACTCAGGCTTTTGCTTGATGATTGCGTACAAAGCGGCTCGGTCTGCACCCGCCACATATTCATCACCTGCAATCTGAACCTTACCTGCGCTTAATGGTTGTTTACCAGAATCACGGGCTTCTTTGCTTGCATAGCCGTAAAAGGTTACTTCTGTTCCCTTGCCTTTGAAGTCTTCTTGGACAGCACCGATGTTCCAATAAACCGAGGGAACTCCGAAGTCTGTATCTACTGTTTTGAGTAATGCCATTTGTTTTCCTTAAACGTCTGTTGAACCAGCGTACTGGGTGAAAGTTTTTAATACGCCATACATAGCGGGAATCAAGTCACCTTGAAGGTCGCTTACGTTAATATAGTGCGCCTGTTGTTGGATGCTAGGCCATCCCGCTTTACGGGCTTCTTCCGTAGCATGGATTTCCACTTGAACTTGCACTTGGTCTTTAGTACCAAAGAAGTTAGTGATACGGGCATAAGCCTGAGTTTCAGACTGTCCGTTTGTGTTGTTTGTAGCAGTTATGAGTAGTGCCAATTGAGTTCTCCTTAATAGGTCATTTCTGTAGTTTCGATCTTACAAACCCAACGAATTGTCGTAGCGGCTTGTCCTGTAGCTGTAATCTTTAAGCCACCATTGGTAGTATCTGCTGCGGCTGCGATAGTCCATGTAACTGCGCCAGCGTCACCGTAGGATGACATGACTGTAACGCCTACAACTGTCGTAGAAGCAGCGTTAGCGCCACGTTTGATGACACCTTCGATTGTCCAACGTGGCGCTAACGCTGCTTCAACGACAGTTGTAGGCGTTACAGTCATGT